GGGGGAGTCTTAGCTGTCTTAGCAGATCTTACAAAATTAGCTTTTGTTGGTGCACCTTTACTTCCAGGTTTTCTCATAGTCTCACCAGAACCTGCTTTAATTCTTTTTCTTTTTGCTTGTATGTTTGCGTATAGTCCTCGTTTTGCCATTAAGATCTACCGCCTTTTTTGTAACCCATTGCTTTAGCTACTTTTGGAGCTTTCTTTTTTAATGCTCTTATGCCTGCACCTTTTTTACCTTTTGGTGGTTGTTTTTTCATCTTATTTTTCTCCTATTACTTTATTACAGTCTAAACAATATTCTATTTTAGTAGCAAGATTTAAATGCTCACACACGGATTTTATTTCGCATGCACATCTTTTTCCAAATATTGCGTCTATTATTTTTCTAAACATTATTTATTTTTTTTTAGCTTTAGTTATTTTCTTCTTTTTAACAGATCCACCTTTTTTCATCATAGGCTTCTTCATCATCATACCACCACCCATCATTTTTGCTCTGGGTCTGTTACCATAATCATTTCTCATTATTTTTTTCCTCCGTTGTTTTTAAATATCTGTGTTCCCTTTATACCAAAAATACTAGCAACTACAAGTATCCATAAATTTGTAAACCATTTTGGAAGGTTACTAAAATGTTCGAAGAACGTGTTTACCTTGTCCATTATAGTTGGATCGTCCGATACTACTGCCCATGCTAATATTATGATAGGCGCGCTCAATATTACCAACACGAATTCATCTTTATAATCGTTTTGTCTCGCTTCAAGAAGTTTACCTTGGTAAGCCTCTTCTCCACGACTTTGTTTTTCTGCGTGTAATAATTGTGCTTCAGACATAGCAACTTTAGCTCTCTGTCTGTTAGCGTAAATTTTTGAACCGGCGCTTGCAGCTAATTTAATTGCTGAGAACCACATGTTAATACCAGGTAGCTGTTTTCTTCTTACCTTTTAACATTCTACGAGTACCTTGAACTTCAACTTGAGTACCTTCACAGATATTATTGTAAACTCTATTCTCGTTAGTTAGAATCTCTGATCTTGGATCAATTCCAACTTTACCTTTAGAGTCATCAATATCAACGCCACCTGTTTGGAATCCGTCTTTGTTAACGCCTTTATCTTTTGTTATTTTTACCATAATTTTCTCCGTTGTTGTTAATTGTATACTATCTTCTAGGTCCTTTCAAGATACTTACATCTCTTTGTTTAAATATATCACTTTGTCTCTTAGAATCAATACCCATTTGAGTTTTAGTCAAGGATGTATCAGCTCTAAGTTCTGCTAATTCCTCATTTTGATTTAATTTATCCTCATGTTGGTTTTGATTCATCATAGCTCTCATTTTATCAATATTTATCTTTTCTTGACCTTCTTGTTCTTTTCTAGAGTCGTCTTGAGCTTTTAAATCAAGTTCTCTTGCTTTTAATTTAGCAATTGGATCGTTTCCTAGTTCACCCATAATTTTATTTTCTTCTTCCATAAATTCTTGAGTCATTTCTGCAATTAATTTAGCTTTTCTAGACTCCATAGACAATTGCATACCTAATAATTGTTGTTGCATCTGTTGCATCTGCGCAGACTGTTGCATTTGAGGTCCTTGAGACATCATTTGTTGCATCACTTGTTGCATTTGCTGAATTTGCACAATTTCTTCTCTAAATTCTACTTCAATTTGTTCTTGTGCCATTAAACTTATGTGTTCAAAGATATTTTTTTCTAATGCACCTAAAATCATTGGGTTATTTCGTGCAATATTTGTTGACATAAAGTTTAAATGCGAAGTTATGTGTGCTGCATGGTCTTGACCTTTGAAAGCTTGGAAAGGTTTACCTGTCATAGCTAAAATATTTTCTTGTGCAGGGTCCATTGGTTGTGGTTGGACTGGTGGTGGTAAAATTTTATCAATATCTTTAACACCGATTGCAACATACATTGCTCTATACGCTTCATACAAATTATGAAGTTGTGGATTTGATTGTGCAAGTTGTAATTCTGTTTGTGCCATTGTAATTCTTTGAGCTTGTGAAAAAATATTTGGATCTGCTACAGGTACGATGTCTACTTTGTCATCAAAATCTGTAACCTTAACATTTCTTTCTCCACCAACAACATCATAAGGATATTCAGGTGGTAAATAAGTTTTAAAAACTCCTGCTAATAAATTAAACTCTTGTTTCATCGCCACATATAATCTTTTATGTATGGCTGACATGACCCTGGAGCCTCGCTCTAATAGGGCTATAGTCGTCCCAACAGCTGCCTGCTGGTTGCCGTCACCGACCTGCATGTCAGCTATGGCGGCAAACCGTTGTCCCGCTTGTACAACAATTCCCATCAAAGACAACAAAGTTTGTGAAGGCTCTTTAAAAGGAAGTGTCATAAACGCGTCCTTGATGTTTCCACCAGGTGCATCGACATCTCTGAATTCTCCAGGCTGTATTGCTTGTGCTTCATCTCTTACACGAATACCCCTTTGTTTAAATCCTGCAGGTAAGTTACTTAAAGTTCCTGCGTCTAATAATTGTCTTAGAGCCGTTGTAGCAGTTCTTGATAAACCACCAATCATATGTATTAAACCAAAACCGTAAAAACCTAATCCTGGTAAAAATTTAAAGTGTACAAAGTATTCTATTTTTTTTCTTAAAGGATCTTCAGCAGCATAGTTTCTTCTGATAGAAAGTATTTCTCTTGATCCCATTTCTATGGTTACGATGTAAGGAAGTTTAATTCCTGTTGGTTCACCGTCTTCACCCATATCTTCAAACCCATCTAGGTCTAAATTTGTGTGACATTCAACAATAGCAAAAACATCTTCGTCTCTTGTTTTTCTAACGCCTTCTAGTTCTCTTTCTTTTTTCTCAACTTCTGTTTCTTCATTGTAACCAGGTTTTATATCTATGTCTCTATAGAAACCTGCTACTTGTTGTTTTCTTAAATCATTCTCTGACATTTTTAATGTATGACAAACTGCTTCTGCATCATCGATAGATGTTGCAGTGTAAGGCACGATTAAATCATCAGCCGGTACAAATTTTGAAACGGCTCTACCTAAAAGATCGTCGTAATAAACTTTTTTAAAAGTAGAACCGCTTAGAGGGAGATAAAAAAGCATTTGATCGAACTCGGGTTCATACTCTTTCATCACATCCATGAGCTGATAGTTCATGAAATTTTTTACTCTAACAGATTGTTCTTCTTTAGCTCTGTCAGGTTTTCCTAAAACTTGTGTATGTACAGGTCCTGTTGCTGGAAGTAATTCTTTGTAAGCTTGTGCTTGAAACTGTGTTACTGCTTCGGCTAGTACCGGGTGCGTTGCACCTGAAGCGCCTTGAAAAGGTTGTGTTGGGTTTTGGTATTTAAACCCTAATAAATCTAATCCTTTTACATAAGAATCTTCCCAATCTTTTCTTGATTCTTTATACTGTGTAAAATTTTCGTAAAGTGTAGAAGCTAACTCTCCTAAAATATCTTCTGGTAATAAATCTGCTATGTTATCAAAATGAGCTTCAGTTCCAGCTTGATTAACTGAACCAGGTTCAAAATTAATTTCAGCTCCGCCGTCTTCGGTTTCAGTTATTTCAACATCATCAGTAGAAGGTATTCTATCTTCTGTTACTTCTGTCTCTGATGCTGCAATCTCTTCTTCACCGGGTATTGTTATCGTTTGCTCAACGTTAGGAAGAGCTTTGTCTATATTGTCGTCTGCCATTTATTTTCTCCGAGTTCTTTATTGTTTTAACTTGTTTTGTAGGAACATTCAAGCCCTGTGGATTTGGTCCTCTTCTAGGTGGAATCAAATCTGTTTTGACGTGTTGCATATTTGTCACTAAAGTTTTGTTTTTCATATCTGTAAAATTGTTGCTAAACCACCCTTTTGATATTTTCCCATAATTTTGTCTTCTATCAGGTAATCGGTAATTTTAGGTAATTCTCTTAATTTATATCTAGGTACAATAACGTGGTGAGGACTTTCTGTAACCCCAAATCTCATATCTTTTCTATTTGCATATTTAAGATTTGTTTTATTTACTCTTGTTTTGTATCTATAAAAATCTTTTAACTCTTTGGGTGTTACTTTTATCTCTTTGAGCTTTGACAATAATCCTGATGCATAATATTTAGCATGTTCTTTATTAGGGGTATACCATTGACCACTTAAATTATCTTTAATCATTTCATCTAAAGTAGTTTTAAAATATTTAGCTGAATCTTTCATAGCTTGCATGTTTCTTTGAGGAAAAGACTCTCCTCTATACAAACTAATTAAATTTTCTCCAAGTTCTGGATTTTTTCCACTTAATCTTTTAAATAAAGATGCAATACCTTTTGCTATTTTTTGTCTAATCATTTTTATTTAAAAGGTTGTAAACGAATCCTCTGCCTTCTGTATATTTTTTATATTGATCATATCCTTCATAACCTAAACTTAATGCAAGTCCGGGTAATCCTA